CCAGTCTTACCAGCCAGCTCGGTGGTCTGATCACCACCGTCAGGAATTACCAGGGCAGGTCCAGCCTGCGCGTAGAACTTAGCGTCACCAATTTTAGAGGCCCAACCAAGATCATTGTGAAGAACAGTCTTGCTATAGTCAGTACCAGAGAAGGAAGACTTAGCCTCAATATTTACATAGGGACCAGCAACAGCGGGTGCAGCGCAGCACAAAGAAGCGGCGCCAATAGCGAAAATTTTTTTCATCGTAAAGTTAGGGTGTAGGGTAGATTTACTTTTTCTTCTTAACGCACTTGTTAGTACGAGTGGGTGTACCACTACCGTAAGAAATTTTTGTGCCAGCTTTCTTGTAACCTTTCCAGCACTTTTTATCGAGACGAGTTTTAGTAGCCTTTTTTGCCTTTGCCACTACTCTTGCCTCCTTTACATCCTTTGCCTTTAGTACCTTTAGTATGAGCCATTAGAATTGTACGTTAGAACGTGATAGTTTTTCAAAGACATCCTGTCGATAGGCAGGGTCTCGGTCGTATTTAGGATCATTCATCGCTTGAACTACCTCAGCCTGACTGCGGAATACATCAGGAGATTCTTGTGCAGCTTTACCTGTCAACATGCGGCCTTCATAACCAACGGCATTTTCGTACTCAGCCATGAGGCCACGCACAGCTAGTTGGATAGCACGAGCTGAACCATTCTGAACAAGATCATCAAAGGCTTGAACATAATTCTGATCAAGTGTTTGAGAGGCCCAGTCCATCAAGGCACCGTACTGCTGCTCACCACCCACGTAGTTGCGGATAGCATTCATCTCTTCTTCAGACAAATCAGCTGCTTGTTGCGGTGCTTGATTCTGCATAGCAGCAAACATATCCTCGTAATCGAGTTCGTCTAGCTGCTTCTTCATTTCTTCTGAAAGCTTACCAGTTTCCTGGTACTCAGTCATTGCCTGCGCCAGGAAGTCAGGATCGCTTTCCTGAACTTCCTCTTCTTCAGACTCAGTTTCTTGATCACCTTTGCCAAGCTTTTGCTGTAGCTCAAGGTAAGCTTTTTCAAGTTCTTCAGCATTTTCAAATTTACCAGCAAGCATCTGATTCTGCTGCTCCGCCAGCTGCTCTCCAACCTTCAGAGATTCTTGCTCTTCAGGAGAGAGTTCAGGCTGATCGGCAGGGGTGGGGTCATACGTCAGTTGAGCCATCTTTAACGTAGTTGCGATAGGTGGGTGGGTTAGTAGTAATCACACGAAGATTATTGTGTGGGTTATAAACAGAGACTTTATTTTCAGTACCTGGAGCATGAATAGTTGGAGCACCAATCTTTGGTTTCTTCATATTCTTGCCACGAGCTGGAGGAGTAACAACCTTCACATCAGACGGACCTGCAGTTGCAGTACGCCGTGGTTTTTGGTTTACGTTTTCCGGCTTAGAGACTGGTGGGAGGCTCTGCTCCGCCGCCTGCTTGGGCGGCCTGCCCTTGCGCTTCGGCGAGGGCTTGGGCGGATTCGGCATCAGCTTTTTGTTGATCGACGTTTACTTTTTCAAGTGCAGCAGTTTGCTTTGTAAGTTCTTGCTGTTCTTGTTGTTGCATCTGCTCTTGCATTTCTTGCTGCAACTGTTCTTGTGTCTTAACAAGGTTAAGCACATCAATACCTTGTGCAGCTGCTAGCCGCTTAATGTACTCAGACGGGTCAATGTATCTTTGAATCGCTTCAGGACCCATTGTCTGTGCGATCGTCGTGATAAATTGAGTGAGGCTTTGGTAATCTTGTCCTCTTCCAAGTGCGTTAACGCCAGCAACAACAGTAGGACGAACAAGATCTTTGGGGATCTTAGGTAGTTGACCACGTTGTTGGAGTAAGAAAAGAGTCCTGTTTAAATAAGGAACTAGGAACTCAGCAGTAAGAAGGGTGAATAATCCACCAAGTTGTTGATCCGTTTCTAATTGAGTGAGGCGGACCTCTTCAGCAGTAGTGCGCTCAGACTGGCGGACATTCAAAATAAGGAATGCTTCGCTAATCCTGCGTTCAAGTACACCAGCCAATTCATATGCGGTGCGGAAGTCTGCAGTTTTACCAACCTGAACTACCCCGATGTCATCAGGGCGTCCTTGAATAATTGCACCATTACCAGCATTAGCAAGAGATTGTGGTTTGGTAGTAGCACTAGGACTGACAACAAACACCACCTTGGCTGCCGCAGCAGACCCTTCGATGATTGCTTGGCTCAGTGCTTCAAGTGATTTGAGGTCTCCAAGAAATTCTTCTACTCGACCCCTACCGTAATCCTCACCATCGACAGTTGAGAATCTGAGAGGCAGCCATTGAGGTGCGCTATCAGGGCATGAGCTACGGCTATCAGGGATGATCTTATCGTTTACTTCCTGATGCCAAGTCCATTTCTTTTTCTCAATGTCATGCTTGACATAAGTGTAGACCTCAACTTCATCCTTGCCAGCAGTACCGCTAGGACCGTTGCCTCCTACACCAGATTGTGGGTCATTAACAGGGTTGTCCTCGATCTCTTTCAAACCAGGGACTGCTGCTTTATTGACCATTTCCTTACAAACAATCTCAATGACATTCCCATTGCCATCCCTGTTAAGGACAAAGCGATTGAAAGGGTAATGCCTCAGACCATTTTTGGAATAGAACAGCAACGCATTGCCGCCTACAACTAAAGCTTTTATAGCTTCGTGAAGAACAACTCGATCATTAGTAGCATTAAGATAATCCATAACCATCCGTTCCATCTTGGACATGGATAGGTCGAGTTCGGATCTGATTGTTGGATCGAGTTCACCTTGAAGTTTGTCGTCACGAACTTGTAGTTTGAAAAACGTAGTCTGCGGGGGAAGCAAAGCCAACATAAGTTTTGCACTTAAAGTGACTGTCGCTTTTGCACCCACTGACTGCCACGGGGTTTTAGTAGGCATCATCGTTTCAGGCCCCGTGTCCTGACGAATAAGATATGGAAGTGTCAGCTTGGATCCTTCGACTGCCTTATCGAGGAACTGATTACGTGTACCGCTGAGCTGACTATATCGGGTGCGTGCTTTCATTAAACTGTTAATCCATTTCCACCGCTACCGCCCATACCAAATCCGCCTAAACCAGCAGATGGTGAGTATGCAAATTGACTGACACCACGATTAGTTAGACCAAGACGATCTCGTCGAGAACGCTTTCGTTTAATACCAACCTCTGTATCAGGTCGAAGTTGCACAGCTTCAGGTGCAGCAATAGGTGTAGGAGCCGGAGGCGGGGGAGGAGCAGCCGCAGCACGTGGAGCACCTGGACGTTGTGGCGTACCAAAGGCTTGTACGTGTGCAGCGTAGTTACGTTGTAGAGCTCGACCTGGCCGTTTCCGACTAGCAATGTGTGATGCGGTTCCATGACCAAGCCCCATTGCGATTGCTTGGTTATAGTGAGCTTGACTCCATGCCATTGTTTTCTTCTTCTAGTTTGTTGTAGATCCATTCCACAACACTACGTTGACCTGATCGGTACATAATGCTGCTGATAGATTGATCGGGTGTGGGTGTGTGGGGTGGAAAAGTATCTTCCAACTCATTGATTAAGCTTCGGGCTTGCATACCAAAAGCTTCAAGCATACTGAGGGAGGTTGACATTAGAATGTTCAAAGAACGCTGGCATCCGTGCGCGTTGAGTTTCAGCAAGACCAGGAGCCTTGCCCTCATACATCAAACGATCGCTGGAATCCAGCCAAAATTTTTTGTTTAAATATTTGGAGTCGCTATCTCCAAGCGGTTGCATAACCCAGTTTATCGTAGCCTTCCGTAGGCGATCCAAACTAGGAGATGGACTGAGACCAAGCTCAGCACATACCAGCGAATTCGTTCCGACGTGAATCTGTTCATCTCTAGACACGTCCTGGCTCACACTTCTGAGGCCAGCATCTCCGCAGAAGCGAAAGAATGGGAGGAGCACGAAGAATATACTTCTCTCAAGTACCATTGCTTTGCAAATGGTGTGGTCTGGATGCTCTTCCCAAGCCTTTGTAAGTAGGCTTGCTTCTTTTTCAGCCGATTGATCAACACCGATCGCTCGTGCTGCATAACCAAGTGCTCGGTCATGGTTTTCCTCGTCGATAATGTTCATTTCAAGGATGGTACGAGCTGCTTCAGGGATATCACCCTTCAAAGAGTTCTTGATGAAATCACCGACAGGCAACTCCAGCTGACGTAGTGCGAGGGCTCGTCGGATAGTTTCCTCAGAGCCTTCCATCAGCTTGCCAGCTTCCATCTGTACTGGCGTCCATTTACGTTTACGTTCAATAAGTTTTTGATACGGATTCATTCTGCACAATCACATTGAGGTTCGGGAGCCTCCAAGATTTTTGCAAGGTAATCTTCAACAAGCGTTTCATCAAGTGCAGCATATGCATTAGTCTTATCTTGTGTATCACCCATAATTTGGAGACTATAATAAAGAGACGTTTGCGGAGACCGTAGCCACTCTTCAACGAAATCAATGTCGTAGGTTACAACGTCACTCCAAGAGTTAAAGCTGTATCCATGAAGAAGTCCTGTTTTGTCCAATAGGGTC